ATGAAATAATAGATAATGATGAAAATATGGAGGATTCATATACGTTTAATAATAGAGCGTTTGACAATTCTTTCTATGATAATAATACAAATACAAATAATAATAGATTATTAAATAATTCGATTTATCATACAGCTGTATAATTTTTTTCTTATAATATATTATAAAATGGTTAAAGCTAAAAAAGGGGGTAGTTTAGTAAAAGGTGTTATGGATACTATGAATAAATCTGTCAAAAGTGTAAACAAATCGTTAAAAGATCCTGAAAATCTTTTGATTGCATTATTAAGTCTTGTTCTACTTGCTCTTGTTATGTACTATGTAAAACTTTGTTGTGATGACAAAAAAAACAATAGTCTCTAATTATTTACTTTTTTTTTATTAATTATAATAAAATTTATATTATTATTGTAATGAAACTAAATATTTTTAAAAGTATATTTCCCAAGAAGTCTGTTTTAAATAAAAATAAATGGCTACTCCTTGCTATAGTTGTTTTAGTATGTATAGGACTTTATTTTTATTCCATAAAAAATAAAGAGAATTTTGAATCTAAACAAATTCTTGAAGATACATCAATAAAAGATGACCTTTTTAATGATTACAATATTAATATGACTGATGTAATAATAGAAGAAAACGAAAAATTATCTGATAAATTTAATTTAAATTTAATGAATACAATATTCGTAATAAAGGATAATTTAATACAATCCTCAGCAACATGTAAGTTAACTATAACAGATAGAGGCAAAAATTTAAATGATAATTCTATTGAATTAATGGAAGTTTCTGAATTTAAAATGAATGAAAAGGAAACATTTAAACTAAATTGTGCTGGGAGTTCGGGTGAACCCGCCATGACAAACTTGAACAAGTTATTTAAAAAACTTGATGAAGATACTAAACAATTACTAATAAAAAATCCTGATACCGAATATGTTTCAGGGGTAAGATTAGAAAATTTAAATATATATTTAGCCACTGGATGTGCACATTCCGATAATTTTAAAAATATACAACAGTCCTTGTCCAGTAAATTAAGTAATTCTATTGTCATCAAGAATATTCAATGCGAGACACACTCAGGTGATATAAAAACAATAACTACTGATCAAGACGTTATTGCCGAATGTAAACTCGGAGGTTATTATAAACCAACACGTAGAGATAATTGGGATAAACCAAGGGTGTTCCCCACAATAGAATATAGTAGTGTAATAGAGATTAGTAAAGCGGTAGATAAAGCAACTAGAGGGGGTAATATTGTAGACCAACCGGTTGTTATTGGTAAGCAAGAAATGGTGGGTAAAGGCGTCACCATTATATGGGGAGATGCAGATGGAACACCCGTTGGTATGGACGCGAGGATAGATTGGTATGATCCTGTAACTGATAGACATCTTATTAATTATTATGGAGAAGAATTAGCAGATGGTCGTTTGGGACTTTTTGATTTCAAAAAGTTAGATTTACATGATGACAGCTCATGGTATTTATACGATAATACCTTTGATGAAATGAATCAACAAACCCTGGTTGATGATGCTTTAAAAATACCTATAGGCACAATTATTGAGGTTTTTAATGAAGGTTCAACTGAAGTGCTTGAATATGAGGTTTATTGGTATGATGGTAAAACAGGTCTATATCTAATAAAAATTGAGGACAGGTGGGAATATGTTTCTTTATATGTTTTAAAATGGCGTATTAAAACAGAAGTGTTAGATAATTATTACTATACCAATAAATTTGATCCTAAAAAAAAATTAGATACTACAACGAATTTATTTGTTAACGAGGATGGTGGGAAGATAGAATATTCTGAATCAAAAATATTGGAATGGCTTTCAACTATACGGGAAAGTAAGTCTAATACTAAGTCATCAAAAAAATAATATTATTTATTTAATTTATTTTATTTTATTATTACAATGAATTTTAATAAGTTAAAAAAACTATTACCTAAAAAATCATTATTAAATAAAAATAAATGGCTAATTCTTGCTATAGTTTTGTGTGTGTGTGTAGGACTTTATTGGTATTCCAGAAAAAATAAAGAAAATTTTGTAAAATATGCCGCCGGATATCCAAGTTCGACCGCTGATAATAATGTAACACTGAATAGAGCCCTATATACTGATGAAAACGTGCAAGTAAGGGATATATCAGAACTAAAAAACCCTAACGCTGATGTTTTAATCACATATTCAAGGGCTATAAGGAATATATATTTGAACGGATTAAAGGCGGGGTGTACCTTAAACCAGCGTTACAAAGACGGCGTGGCAGGTGTCGAAAGTGACGTTACTAAAGATGCGATAAATACATCAGATTTTTATGACTTCTTCTTAGGCGAGAAAAGTAATGCACAGGATTCGTGGGTATTAGGTGATGAAAACATGTTTGAAGAAACCTCCAAATGTGCTGGTTATAATAAAGCGTTTAAGGATGAGGTGGGGGAGAGTGGAGGAAAATATAACGATGAAAAGAAGAATATAGAAACGAATAACATAGATTCAGCTGTATTTTCAAAAACAGACTATTTTACTAATGCTATGAATGAAACTGTTACTGTATTTGTGGCGACAGGTTGTGATGCGTCTGACAATTTTTTAACTACAATAACGACTCAAGAACTAAAAGAGTATTTATTAGAAAAACATCCAACAGTATCCTTAAATGTAGAAACATGCGAGGTCTTAGAAAAAAACAAAGATGGACGTATACAGGATTCTATGTGCAAATTGTCAGGACTTTTTAACACAGAAGATGAGGAAAGTATACTAGCATATCCTCTAATACAGTACAGTAATTTATTTCAAACAAAAAATTTAGGAGAAGATAAATATGCTCTAATACAAAACAATTTTGATCCAACCAAAAGGTACGATTCAACTGAGGATTTTGAGGAAGACTCTAAACCTATATATTCAGCTACAAAAATAAAGGCCTGGTTGCTGGATGCCACGCAAGGCGCACGCGGCTACGGCGGTGGGGAAGGTGATGGGGACGGGGACGACGTGGTCGGTTGAGAGGACCTCTTGCCCGATGCTGTTTGTTTGGGGGGGGGCGAAGGGGCGCCAGAAGATCCAAATTATAAAGCCCGTCTTAGAGGAGAAAGATGTTTATACTCTGGATTGTACGATAAAATTGAGGAACTTGGAGAAACGGTTGTCGACTCAAACCAAGGATTCCCATATTTACAATATAGTGTAGAAAGTATAGATATAAATGAAAACAAAGGTATCTTGAATGATTAATTTCAAATTAATCTAAATGAAGTATCACAAAAGTACGAAATTAAGTCGGACGATATTGTTGACTGGGTCACTAAATTAAGAACCCAAAATTTACCTTCTATGCAAGAAATTCGGGTTTCTTAATTTAATTTATTTTATTTTATTTTATTTTATTTTATTTTATTTTATTTAATTTAATTTAATTTAATTAAATTAAATTTTATTTAATTTTATTTTATTTTATAATATCATAGCGATGAAGTTTAATTTGAAAATGTTTAGAAATGTTTTACCTAAAAAATCTGTGTTAAAAAAGAATAAGTGGGTGTTAGTTATTTTGGCTTTAGTTATTTTGGTCGGACTTTATTGGTATTCTAAAAAATCCCAAGAAAATTATTATAATTCTAAGGGAGAGGGGCTCTGGGGAGGTCCAAAGACTTTAAAAAAAGACCTTGCAGGAAATGTTTTACCTCCGGTAAGAGTTGACAAATTATATGAAACAGATCCGACAAATCTTTTAAGATTTGCAAACCATATTTCAGGTATAAGAGATGTTTTTTATAAAGTTCAAAACAAAAATAGTGATGGGAGGGGTTCTGAATCAACTGACATGTATTGTTCTATTTCGAGATTAAACGGTAAGGAAGGGTCATCATCATCGACAGTTACAGATATAAATGATTCTGGTACATTTATTGATTTAAACCAACAAGATACCCCCGCCGCCTCAATATGGACTGTCACAAACGGAGATAAACAGGTAGTAAGTATTTCGGGTGACTGCAAAGTCGAATATGAATATTTATTTACTAATCATCAACAGGAAATTATTGATCAACTAAAAAAGGTGCAAGAGCAGCTTGATAGCAGCGAAGACCCAGAGTATATTGATGAAATTATTCATGAACAAGTAACTTTGTATTTAGGTGATACTGAGTGTGATGCCTCGACTAATTTTTTAAATAAAATCTGGACTAATACCTCCTATAAAAATGCTAACGACAACCCAGTTAATGGAGAAAATCTGAGACAAGAAATAATAAAAAAATTCCCTGGAATAGAATTGGACGAAACAATGCGCAACAACATCCAAACCGACATCAGCAAACGCACCACCGTATCGCAAGATATTATCAGATGTGAGCATACAGATGCTGTCGCACAGAGCATGGATAAAGATCGTTCAGACACGGACAACCTAGGCATATGTAAACTAGCCGGGTTTTATGCAGCAGATACAAACGATGAACAACTTTATTTCCCATTAATACAATATTCGTTTTTAGGAACAACTAACAAAGATAGAGATAGCTCTGGCGATGGCTATACACGATACACAGTTAATTTTGACCCCACAAAGAAATTGGGTACAGACGGTAAAACAATGGTTGATGAGGACGACGTGGATGGTGTAACGAAAACGGTATATACGTCCGAAAAAATACTTGATTGGCTTTCTTATCTTAGAGGTAATTAAACAATTAATTTTTATTTTATTTTATTTTATATTATTATATAATGAATACTTTAGTAAATTTATTAAAAAAAAATTCGGTTTTTAATAAGAATAAATGGACATTGGTTGCTATATCTATAGTATTTTTTGTTGGAGTATATTGGTATTATAAAAAATCCAAAGAAAATTTTGGGATAATTTTAGATGGAACGAATCGCGGAAATGGACTTTACACTGATTCTGGTAATTTGTTATTAACGGATAACGATAATACAAAAAATATACTTAAACTATTAATTATTAAGAACTTCACAGAAAGACTCCAATCTGATGACATTCGTAAAGATAAATTTAACCAGATGTTTATTAACGACAACACAGGGGAGACTGATAACCTTGGTGACAAGGTTTTTGGTACCCTTCAGTACCTTCAAAATACAAATCTCATGTCAGAGTCTACTATTGAATCATTGGATAATGTAGAAGTAAATTTATATATAGGAGGTTATGAAGATGCAGAACCAGATGTTGCTGGAGGTTCTGGTCGTGGATGCCTTTTAAGTTCAGATTATAAAAAGGCATTTGATTATGTGAAACAATCAGTTCAGGATGATACTACCTCTGAGGGGGATAGTATAATATATATGTTTAATTATAAAACTGTAACATGTGAAAAATATAATCAACAAAAGAAAATTTCAGAATGGATGGATGTAACTGACCCAGTCAAACAACTATGTACAAATGCTGGTGTTGGATTTTATAATTTAAAGGAAACGGATCCTACTCAGTATGACGAAGGAAAAGGAAAAACACGACATGATTTACCTTTAATAGAATTTAAATTAAGTGGTAAAATAAGAGTTGACGCTGACACTGTCCAAGATTTTACGGTAACTAGTGTATATAAAGATTATCAAACATATTCAGGCGTAGGCGTAGATATAGGGAGTGGTATTACTCTTAAAGAGTTACAAGATAATATTAAAGACTGGTTATACGATATAAATGAAAAGATGCTAACAGATTCAACATTTCCAAAATTAGTGACATATTTAAAATTACAACCGGAATAGGGAATTAATTAATAGTAATAAGTTTATTTTTAATTTTTTTTTTTATTATAAATAGTATGAGTTCTCAACCAAATATTTCTCAACCTCTAATTTCGACAAAAACTTCTTTGTTAACCAAAAAAAATGCATTGATTCTTTTAGCTGTTGTTGTTGTTTTATCTTTGTGTGGCGGTCTTTACTATTGGAAATATGTTAGAACTTCTGAGGGTTATGATACTGTTCCTGATGATGATAAACCATTCTTCAAATTATACTATGCCACATGGTGTGGGTGGAGTCAGAAATTTGTTCCAGTTTGGGAAGATTTAAAGAAAACTGATATTACTTCTAAGGTAAATTTGGAAGGTGTAGAATGTGATGACGAAAGTAATAAAGATAAGTGTGAAGCCGCTAATATTGAGGGGTTCCCAAGTATGAAAATGTATAAAAACGCGAGTGATAAGGTAGGCGAAGACTATGAGGGCGAAAGAACGGTCGAAGCTATTACGGCATGGGTTAACTCGAAACTCTAAATTATTTGTTTTTTTTTCTAAAAAATTTTGTTTATTATTTATATGAATAACACACAAATTCTAATTTCTATAGTAACATTAATAGTTTTACTATCAACCGTATCTTATTTTGTATTTTTTAATAATCAGGAAGAATTTTATAGCAAAGATAAGTTGGTATTATATTATACTCCTTGGTGTGGTCATTGTGCAACTGTTAAACCAAAGTGGATAGAATTCAAAGAAGAAAATAAATTTAGTGATATAGATATAGATATGGTTGACTGTGATAGTTCAAATGATGTATGTAATAGACTTAAAATAGAAATAATACCAACAATTATTCTTCATAAAAAAAATGAGAAGATTGTGTATGAAGGAAAGGTTGATATAGATAGTGTAAAGGAATGGTTAGTTAGCAAAGATTATAAATAAATTGTTTCGATTTTTCGTAGACAAGCCATCCTAATGAATTAATGATGACAGATCTAGCATTACAAACTAATAAACCATCCCATAATCTTTTTTTTTTGATAGCTTCTAAAAATGTATTGGACGTATATGATTGTATTCTTGATTTTATAATATCTATAGGATATGTAATAGTCCATGATAAAGACCCACATATTCCACCTGCAATAGTTATAGATGAAATGTTGTTAAAATTGTGTTTTTCTAGAGTTGTTTTAATTGTGTTATATGTACCAAAATATATTGATAATGAAATAGATTCTCTAATTAGTGTTAATAATTGCCCTCTTTTAAAATCCAAGGGGATAGTTATATTTTGTTGTTTTCTAATTCTGAGTAAATCAGTTACAGAAACTAAAGGTGAGGTAGCTATACCAGTAATAGCACCAGTAATATATCGGTTATCTATATCATTTTTTAATTTTTCTTCTAAAGAAAATTGTATTGTTGTAATGGGTAGAATAGTTAGTAGAGGAAACCTTATCCCAGTAAATACATTTTTTATAGTAATATTACTTGTATGTTGTGTTTGTGCTTTTATTTTAAAGGTGTCAAATGGATATCCAACTATTACCTGTGTTAATCCAGATATACTCCCAGATATTATACTAATATTATAGTTTGTTTGTTTAGACATGTTAGTTCATTTATGTATGATAAATATACAATATATCTTATTTTCAATTTCTTTTTTATTTGTAAATTAGAACATAACATATACAAATATATGTTCAAATTCACAGATGCAGTGGATATTTATGATGATTTTGATAAAGAATATAGAAGACATAGTAAAGGAGCTGTTATTTTAGCTCCACCTGGTTCAGGGAAAACAACATTTGTAAATAACCAGTTAGGTGAATTAAAAAACTGGATAGATTCAGATAATTTGTTTGGTGATAAAGGGTTAAATATAGATTGGGTTGGTTCGCACAACGAGAAATTGTCTTATATGAGAGCGGATTATATGTTAGAACAATCTAAACAATATGGTTATAAAATAATAGGAGCATTATTTTGGAAGTATATAGCAGATGCAGTTGTAATACTTCCATATGAAAAACATTTAGAATATTATTTATCTAGGAAAGATTTAGATAAAACAAAAATAAAAAAAACAAGAGAAGTATTTTTAAAACATGTAGAAGAAAATAATATTCCAGTATTTGATAATATTGAGGATGCAGTCAAATTTTTAGATAATAAATGGATGTATAATTCCTAAAAAAAAAAGATAGTTTATATATTAAATGTCTATGTTAAATATAGATGATCTAAATAATACTTTAAAGGAGAAAGAAGATAAACAGAATAAAATTTATGATGAGATATTAAAAAAATGTCATCATAAAATTAAAAAAACATCAGAAACGTCAACCGAGGGTTTTTGTTTTTATGTGATTCCAGAATATATTTATGGGTTTCCACTATATAATTATAAGGGGTGCGTAATTTATTTATTTAAAACCCTAACTAAAAATGGATTTGAGGTTAAATATACTCATCCGAATCTATTATTTATTTCATGGATAGGTAAATCAAATCCACAGAATTATAAGACAATAGAAAAGAAAAATAATGGGTATAGATCTATTGAGGAATATAAACCGAGTGGTAATATAATTTATAATAAAACCATAAATTCTCTATCAAATAAATTAGATATTTTAAAAAACTAGAACTTGTTTTTAATCATGTCCCATTCATAATCAGAAACTTCATCACTTTCAGAATCAGAATTACAGATGCATTCTAGATGGTATTCATATTTAACCAATTCTTTCATTTCTTCTTTTACAGAAATGTAAGGATTAAAGAAGAGATCTTCCTGGAAGATTTCACCTACCATCTCATCATCTTCTGTGTACCATAGTGGTAGGTCTTGTGGGTAATTAGTTTTAGCGGCGGCCATGCTTTCTGGAACACTGGCAATAAGTTTGTTGGCGGAACATACGAGTTCCCATTGGTCAAACATAATAGATATAATGTAATATACAATTAAACAATATATTAAATCAATTTTTTAATTTAATTAATTTATCAATGTAGTAATTCTTTTCCATATCATTAAGACTTTCAAGCATATCGGTTGTTTGTTTATCAATATATAAAACGGTGCCTCGAGTTTTGTATTCAAACTTTTCGGTTTCTATTTCGGTTTTATAAACATTGTTATAAATAATATCATCGTCCCGAACATTTTTAGATGGGTAAATTGCAATTTTATATTCAGATAATGTATCAATATATGTGTCTATTTTAAAATTATTTCTAATTTTATTATTAAAATTATCAAAACTATGGATAATAATAGAAGGTCCAGTCCATAAAGTAGTTTCGTATTTATACACCGGTAAATTTAGAATAGAACAAACTTTCATAAAATATCGGTAATTATTATTAAATTCGCTTGGGTCCGGTAGTTTTGGTTTAATTTTTAGTTTATTTTTAGGAGATGTTTTAGGTTTAATAATAAGTTTCGTTTGTTTTTCTTTTGTTTTAGGTTTAATAATAAGTTTCGTTTGTTTTTCTTTTGGTTTAGGTTTAATAATAAGTTTCGTTTGTTTTTCTTTTGGTTTAATTTTTAATTGTTTAGTGTGTATACATCTGGTTATTTCTTCAATGGAAATATGATTATAGTCTTTATTATCTAATCTAGTATTGAAAAACTTTACTATTTGTTGTATATTAGTAGTAGACAACTCCATTGTGTGCTTATAAAAAGAGTAAATAATATATTCAAATTTATTAATATATACTATATTATATAATGAGTTCGAATATAAATCGATTAAAAACTTTAAAAAAAAGATTTAATAGACTAAAGGAACCTAATAATAATTATAACACAATTAATAGTTTAGGAGATATAAGAAGGAATGTGTCTGTGTTGCTTGCACATCATGAGAAGTATGAGGAGTTGAAGAGTAAAAATAAGAAGGATACGATTTTACCAGATGTTTTAGACAATCTAGTTTATGAATATACAACAATATTAGATTCTATGGAATTATATCCGAATAATACGGGTATAAAAGGATTAAAAAAAACATTACTACCGAATTTAAAATATCTAAGAAAGGATCAGGAGACAATTCGCAAAAAGATAAGTAATAATAATGTACCAAGTATTAGAGAATTAACGGTAAGGTCTGCAAAGCTCAATAGTTTCGTAAAAACGATTCCGTCTAAAAAGAAGAAAAAATTACGTATTTAAAAATATAATATATATTGGAAAATATACTTAAAGATATATTAATATAGATAAGTGTGAGAAGAATAGAATGTCAACAGCAATCATTAACAAAGCATTTTAAGCCGGGGGTTGCAGGTTCAAGTCCTGTACAGTGTTTACACTGTTAGCTCAATCGGTAGAGCACCGTAGTTCAATGGCATTCTGAAAAACAAATCACGACATGTTGGCCGAGTGGTCTAAGGCGACTGACTTAAGCTCAGTTATCTTCGGATGCGCAGGTTCGAACCCTGCACATGTCATCATCTAACACCTATAACTCTGTATGAGTATAGTGGTTAGTATTTAACTCTTGTAGCATAGTTGGTTAATGCGCCGTACTTATAATGCGGAGATCGCGGGTTCAAGTCCCGCCAGGAGTATCCTTCTACCATACAATTATGTATGATTTCCATTGTATATGGGACTAGAGGTTCAATACCTCTGTAGAAGATATGTCTTCGGACATAATATATATTACATTATACATTATTAAAGCTCTGTTGGCCCAGGGGTTAAGGCGTCCGACTGTTAATCGGAAGATCAGAGGTTCGATTCCTCTACGGAGCGTTTGTCGTAAGACAATCGTATATATTACATTATAGATTATTTTTGCTCTGTTGGCCCAGGGGTTAAGGCGTCCGACTGTTAATCGGAAGATCAGAGGTTCGATTCCTCTACGGAGCGTTTGTCGTAAGGCAATCAAAATTTCTTACAGCAATTTTCAAATAAATCTGACTTTTATATCAGAACTAAATATTTACTAGAAATTTGAAACTCGTCATAGCTCAGGGGTAGAGCATGGGATTGTAGTTGTTAATGTACCAAAGTGTACATATCATAATTCCCGCGGCCGGTGGTTCAAATCCATCTGACGAGAATGATATAATATACTATACTATACTATATTGTATAATTATTTTCTTAGTTATATATATATAGAAATATATCACCCTTAATTTGAGATATTAACCGGTATTGAGTGCTAGCATTGCTATCACAATATACCGTTTTTTATAAATTAAGTGCAGCAGTAAATCAATAATAAATAAATAAATTAAATAACTTAATTATGTATTAACATTATAGCGTGTCCGCATAGCTAACTCAGTGAGTGGTTGATATAAATTAAGTTCAGCAGTATAAAAATATAATGGGGGTCTTGTGTGTATTATAGTATATATATTAGTAAGGGTTAACATGTTCCCTTTATATGTATACTATATCAGATTAAATAGTATGGTAGCAGAGTATAGATAACGACGACAGCGGAGTATGGATAACGACGACAGCGGATTATGGATAACGACGACAGCGGAGTATGGATAACGACGACAGCGGAAAAGAACAAGTGAGTGTTATGAAAAAAAAAATATATAAAAATAAAAAAAAATATATAAAAATATATAAAAATAAAAAAAATAACAATAATAAATATTAAATAGTTTCTAATTAAAATGGTGGCGTGGTGTTTTAGGTATATATAACTACATTTAGATTAAAATTAGATATAGCGGAATAGGAATATATTACTGGTAAACTATATTATAAAATAGTTATACTTATAAATTATAAATAATACGGATTAATTTTCGTGTATAATAAAAAATATTAATTAAATTACGATTTTATTAGTATGCAAACATAAATTCAATGGGAGGTTATCCAATTTATGTTTGCTTTCGCCCTTATGGCCAAATGGACAAGGCGTCTGGCTTCTAACCAGAAGACTGTGGGTTCGAGTCCCACTAGGGGTAACACAATTGTGTGTCTCTTTCTTTTTTATTAACATTTCTTTTTATATCTTGTATAAAAAGAAATTATTAGCATTTATATGCTCTTCCATCGCCCATACAGCGGTATTTACCTTCACGAATTAGTTTTCCAACAACATGTTCCTTTACGCCATCGCTACATTTTGTAAACGTACTACTATCGCATTCACGATCTACAGTAGGGGTTATTCCTTTTGGTGGACAACATTTGTCTCTGTTCTTAAACTGTTCCGGCTTGGTTAATTTAAAATAGACCATTAAAGACATCATTAGTGTAGTTACCACAAGAATCATAGCTTCAAATTTATGCGTTTTAAGGTACTTAGAAACATTCGTACTACTCACAAGTGCTCCGAGTAATGCAAAATATAAAAAGGGAATTATATCATTCGCCATTAAAAAGTTTATTATATTCATTAGTAAAGTCATATAATATACATAAATAAAAAAAATATTTTGGTAGAATTAAATTGTATTGGGATTATCTCATTATTAATACAATAATACAATAATATAAGGATGAATAGTTATGGTTTATTAATTGCAATAATTATAAAGTGTCTATTTATTTAGGCTCCACATGAATCACAATCAGGATTATCAATAGAACAAGCAAGAACCTTTTTCTTTGGTTCAATTGTAAATTTCTGCGCGTGTGAAACAGCCTTTGTTCTAAGATAGTACATACCTGTTTTTAGACCCTTTTTCCAAGAATAGAAATGCATACTAGTAATTTTCCTAAAATCTGGCTCTGCCATAAACAGATTAAGACTTTGTGACTGACAGATATATTTACCTCTAGCAGCAGACATATCAATCAATGTTTTATTTCCAATTTCCCAAACGGTTTTATAGATTTCTTTAATGTTATCAGGAATACAATCAATATTCTGTACACTACCATCATTTTCTATAATTTTATTTTTTAGTTCGGTGTTCCAAAGATTAAGTTCAATAAGATCATAAATGAGATGTTTATTTAGAACAACGAATTCACCTGCTAGTGTTTTACGAACACCAATATTTGTTGTAAACGCTTCAAATGCTTCATTATTTCCTAGAATCTGCGAAGAAGATGCAGTAGGCATAGGAGCAAGAAGCAAACTATTACGAATACCATACTTTTGAACATCCTTTTTAAGTTTATTCCATTTTGGTAGCATGTCCTCAGAAGGCTGCTCTCCCCATAGGTCAAACTGAAGAATACCATTACTTGCTGGACTACCTTCAAATGACGAATATGAACCTAGATATTTATCTCTATTTAATTCCCTATCGATAGGTTTAAGTTCAGTTGTAAGAGTGTCAATCAAAGAAGTTTCTTCTTCTGTAAGAGTCTCTTTAGTTCTGAGTTGAACGAGTTGTTTCATCCCAACTTCCCTCTTTTTAGAGAGTTCCATAGAAGTTTCCAACGCACTATAATAGATCATTTCAAAAATACGTTCGTTTAGTTCCAGTGCTTCAGCGCTACTAAATGGTAGCTTCAACATAGCAAAAACATCAGCCAATCCCTGTACACCAATACCAATTGGTCGGTGTCTTCGGTTAGAACGTTCAGTTTCTTCTAGTGGATAATAGTTAATGTCAATAATTTTATTAAGATTTTTAGTAATTACTTTAACATTTTTATAGAGTTTATCAAAATCAAATACTTTCTTTTCTGTATTAACATACTTAGACAGTCCAACACTGGCAAGATTGCACACCGCAAATTCATCAGGCGAAGAATATTCGATGATTTCAGTACAAAGATTACTTGACTTAATCGTCCCTAGGTTCTTCTGATTCGATTTATTATTACAAGCATCCTTATAACAAATATAAGGTGTTCCAGTTTCAATCTGTGATTCTACAATTTTATACCACAAATCATTCGCATTAATCTGTTCCCTATATTTTCCTTCTGATTCGTATTTAGTGTATAGTTTTTCGAATTCTTCGCCATAACAATCCGATAGACCAGGACATTCATCAGGACAAAAAAGAGACCATTTACCTTGGGATTTAACCCTTTCCATAAATAGGTCTGGAACCCAGAGACCATAGAAAAGGTCACGACACCTTTCTTCTTCATTGCCATGATTCTTTCTAAGTAGAAGAAAACTCATAATATCACAATGCCAAGGCTCAATATAGATAGCAAAAGATCCCTGTCGTTTACCACCACCCTGGTCAACATACCTTGCTGTGTTATTAAAAACCCTCAACATAGGAACAATACCATTTGAGGTACCATTTGTACCTTTAATAGCACTTTTACGACCACGAATATTATGGATATGAATACCAATACCACCAGCCCACTTAGAAATCAAGGCACAATCCCTCAAAGAAGAATAGATACCATCAATACTATCATCCCTCATAGCAAGCAAAAAACACGAAGATAACTGTGGTCGTGCAGTACCGGCATTAAATAGTGTAGGTGTAGCATGAATAAAATATTTTTCTGACATAAGGTCATATGTTTTAAGAGCATCCTTTAGACTATCTCCATGAATACCAAGAGAAACCCTCATAAAAAGATGCTGAGGGCGTTCAATAATTTTACCATTAATTTTAAACAAATAACTTTTCTGGAGTGTTTTTAGTCCAAAAAAATCAATCAAATTATCACGTTTATATTTAATATAAGAATTAAGTTTAGTTTTATTCTCTTCTACAAATGTATAAAGTTCCTTTGAAATAAGGGGTGCTTTCCCATTCTCGTACAACATTCTAGTAGTCTCAGAATAAGATGGGGAAGTATTTTTATGTAAGTTAGAAATCTCAATTCTAGAAGCAAGTTCTGTATAATCTGGATGTTCTGTTGATAGAGAAGCACAGATTTCTGCAGCTAATTCATCTATTTTATTAGTAGGAATTTTATTATAAATCTCCCCACAAATTTTTTGAGAAATTCTTGTTGGATTAATATTTAGGGTCCTACCATTTGTCGACAACGTTTTAATACGTTTCTGAATTTTTTCAAATGATGTCTCCTCCAACTCACCGTTCCGTTTTGTAACATGGTCAACTTCCATCGTATCTTTATTTATATTATGCTTCATTCTTTTAAGATATAATCTGTAAATATATTAATTTCAAAAATAATATTTAAATATCGAAATCCATTTTTCTATAATTTCATTAATAAATAGAATTATATAAATTAATTAATATAAAATTGATTTTTATTAATTCTTATTTAATAAGTACACAATACAAACAACACACATCATGACTCTCTTTTACTACGATTTCGAAACCACGGGTCTTAACCCATACCATGAAAAGATTATCGAATATAGTTTCATTCGCCAAGATAATGAAGCTATCCAAAGTCTTATTAATCCTAAAGTTAAAATCTCAGATAAAATCGAAATGATCACAAAAATCACTAATTCTATGGTAGAGAAAGCCCCGTTGATTGAAGAAAAGAAGGAAGAGATTACCACATTTCTTAACCTAAGTAATAGCGAATGTGTGTATCTGGTTGCGCACAACAATAGTAATTTCGACCGGTTCTTTTTCAAAAATATCTATAAAAATGATCCGATTTGGGGAACTATTCTTAATCAGAAAGTAAAACATATCGACTCTATCCACCTTGCAAAGTATCTTCTTCCTCAACTTAAAACATTCAACCTAAAAATCCTTTGTAAAAAGTTTAATATTGTACCTGGGACACATCGTGCGATGGACGATACTATTGCTCTTAAACTATTGTTTGAACGACTAGTTTGGACTCTATCATTCAATGAAGATATCGAATACGATAAACTCATTAAGAACCCACAAATGATTTATGATATCCTCTACTAATTAAACTATAATTCTAATAGTAGTGTATAAAAAATTGATTTATATATTTTTCTATTCTATAATTAATCATGACGACCTCCACCTTTATCACCGAAGAAGACCACGTATATTTTATCAATAACAATATCGAATATAATGTAGATATCCCAGTATTCCTTAGGGAAATAAGAGCCTATTTTAACGCTCACTGGGACTCCTGTTACTTTATTGAAGAGGAGATTGCATCAATCGACGAACTAAATAGTAACCATCTACTTAATTATCCAAGTTATGGAGGTAACCAGATACTGGATGACTCTTTTACTGGCCCGTGTCCTATTGAAATACTTTCATATAGGTCTATACTCCTTCTAGGATACCTTTATGGTATCCATTTGCGTTAATATAATCATAATTTATATTTAAAAATATTTCTATAATTTATTGTAAGCTATGTTTTTTTTTAAACCTGTAAAAATGTCGGTTCGTTTTTATAATTCATTTGGGAGAAAACATATCGGAATAGATAATCATACAAAGGTTCATATGCTGAGTAAAATTAATGCAGTTTCTATTAAGAAACTAATTGAAGAGGCAACTTATGTTAAGAATTACCCAACTCTAAATCTACCAGCAACTTTAACCGAAGATCAGGCTGTAAAAAGTCTTAAAACTATTATTGATAAGAATAAAACCAATAAATCCTATATTGGAATGGGATATCACGATAACTACACCCCATTCCCTATTAAAAAACATATTCTACAAAATCCTAAATGGTACACCGCATATACACCATACCAATCTGAAATCTCTCAGGGGCGTCTTGAGAGTCAGCACAATTTTCAGACACTTATTGAAGAATTAACCGGACTACCTATCGCTAATGGTGGTCTTCTCGACGAGGGTAGTTCTGCGGTGGAAGCACTAAACCTAATGTATAACTATAATAAGAAAAAGAAAAATACATTTATTTGTAGTGATAAACTACACCCACAGACATTGGATATTCTTAAACATAGAGGTACAGTTGTAGGAATTGATGTTAAAATTGTAGATTTGGAAAAGACTACTTTTGACCCAGAAGATGTCTTTGGGGTTATGTTCCAGTATCCGAACACATATGGTAATATTATTATGTATGAAGAACTAATTAGTAAATGTAAGGATAATAAGATTTTAACCTGCGGTATTGCCGATATTCTATCTCTAGTTAAACTGAAATCACCAAAAGAACTTGGTATGGATATTGCCCTTGGAACAACTCAGAGATTTGGTGTTCCTATGTGGTTTGGCGGACCACATCCCTGCTATTTTGCGGTTGAAAAAAAACTTATTCGTAATGTTCCTGGTAGAATTATTGGAAAATCATTCGATGAAAATGGAAATGAAGGATATCGACTTGGGTTGCAGACCAGAGAACAGCATATCCGTCACGACAAAGCAACCAGTAATATATGTACCTCTCAATCACTACTAACAAATGTAGTAGCACTATATTCTATGTATCATGGCAAAGAAGGGTTGACGACTATTTATGATAATATTCATAATCTTACGCAAGAATTGGATAATCGGCTATCTGAACTAGGTATTAATCAGTTAAATAGTTCCTATTTTGATACACTACATCTTAGTCATCCAGATATCTATAAATTACATAATAGTCTTTCTGACCATGATATTTGTGTGCGCCCGGTCAGTCACAATGAGATTATTATTAATTTGGATGAAACTACAACAAAAGAAGATGTAGATTTTATTGTAGAACAGGCTAAACAACATTTTAATTCTATCCAAAGTGTTGACAATTCTGTTAAAAATGATACTATTTATCGAAAAACTCCATTTATGGAACAGGAACTTTTTCAGAAATACAATACAGAAACAAAACTTATGAGATATATTTATAGTCTATCTAATAAAGATTATACGCTATGTGAAGGTATGATCCCACTTGGTTCTTGTACTATGAAACTAAATGGTTCCAGTCAACTTGAACCGCTTTTCTGGGATAAAATGAATATTCATCCATATCTTCCTAAAAAATATACAGAAGGTTCTGTTGAATTTATTAAAGAGATAGGAGATTATCTAACAGAAATTACTGGATTTGATGATGTCTCATTCCAATCTAATTCTGGTTCTATGGGAGAGTATATGGGTCTTCTTGTTATTAAAAAATATTTTGAAACAAAAAATAAAAGTAATAAAAATACAGTTCTAATCCCACACACAGCACACGGAACTAATTTTGCATCAGCAACTCTATCTGGACTTAAAATTATGAAATATGATGAAACAATTTCTATGGAAGAATTCAAAACTCTAACAACTAAACATAAAGATAGTATTGCTGGTATTATGATTACATACCCTAATACAACTGGTGTTTTTAATGAAAATATTAAAGATATTTGTGATACAATCCATGATATTGATGGGTTGGTTTATCTCGATGGAGCTAATATGAATGCCCTTGTGGGTATTGCTAAACCGGCAGAATTGGGAGCTGATATATGTCATCTAAATCTACACAAAACTTTTTGTATTCCCCACGGAGGTGGAGGTCCAGGTATGGGTCCTGTTCTCTGTAATAAAAAACTACAACCATATCTTCCTAAGAATTCTTTGCAGGTTGAAACAACGGGAACACCAATTGGTAATATTACTTCTTCACAGTGGAGTTCTGCTTCTATTCTATCTATTCCATATATTTATATTGCCACAATGGGTAGTAACAGTCTTACACGTGCTACAGAAACAGCAATTCTAAATGCGAATTATCTAAAATCGTGTCTAGAAGATTACTACACTATCAAAGATGTTAATACTAATAACCGGGTAGGACATGAATTTATTATTGATACGACCGAATTTGGACATCTAAATATTACTGAAAATGATATTTGTAAAAGACTAATGGATTATTCATTTCATCCCCCGACTATGTCTTGGCCTAGAACTAATGTTATGATGTTTGAACCAACCGAGAGTGAAGATAAAGAAGAACTAGATAGACTAGTAGATGCTCTTATTTCTATTAGGAATGAAATAAAGGAAATAGAGGAAGCAAAATATGATAAGGAAAATAATGTGATTAAGAATGCACCACATAATACTACCCTTATTTCTGAAGAATGGTTGTTCCCATATTCTCAGAAGAAAGCGTTTTATCCACTAGAAACGTTAGTTGAAAAGAAGTTTCACATCCCTATTGGTCGTATTAATAATGTTAAAGGTGATCGTGAATTGCTAAAATAATATATTACATTAAATTATAGAATGAGACCGGATAAATATAAAACAAAGAAGGCAAAAAAGGAACAACGGATTAAAAGAGCACAATATAAAAAAAGGAAAACAAAAAAGGAAAAAAAATCAAACAAACGTACTAAGAAAAAGAAAAAGAAAACTAAAAAAAGAGTCCGACCAAACTTTAGAAACAATATCAATAACGAGAACAATTATGAAAATGCGAAACCACGTCCCCCACATGTTTGCGATGATATTGAAATTCCAAAATCGGTAAATCCTAAAAGAACCCGCATTTTTGCTATTATAGGACACTCGTCTTTCTGTACATATAATGACCTACTAAAAATAAAAGAAAATAGAGAACCAGAAGGGTTCCGTTTAGACCTAAAAAAATATAAGGATTTTCCTAATGTGAGATATATACCAGTCCAGGATATAGGGAAAAAGTCCTCTAGTTTGAGGGTGGAATACTTTATTAAGCAACTTAAAACGAATGAAAAAATACATTCTGGGTTAATACAACTTGACGATATAAAATCAACCAAAAATTTTAGTAAACTTGTTGAATGTGAATTTTTTAAAGAAAACAAAGATGAATATAATTCGCACAAAACACGCCTTACAGGGGATAATAAAACACTAAATTTTAATGTATACCCAAAAAAGGATAAGTATGGAACCCAGAATCCTATAAATACTGGATTTGAATTTATTTCACACATACCTAACACTTCCTTTTCAGGTATATATGAATTAACAGAAGAAATAGATAATTCTAATAATAACAATAATAATAATAATAATAATAATAATAATAATAATAATCTTAGTAGTTTAGATATTCATTATGACGATATACTATTTAATTCTGGTATAAGAAATGATTTTTTAAAACAAAGAGAGAGGGAGATTCAGGTGCTTACAGCACGAGAAAATATAATTAAAACTAAGGAAAATATGGAAAAATCTTTCCAGGATCCTACACGTATTTCTGTTTATGATTTACATGATTCAAGGTTAGCTGCTCTTAGGGGAAGTTTAATGATGCCCAATTCGGCCACCGAAAATGCACTGCTGGCTCGACAGGATCCCGTATGGGATATGGATGAACTTAATGAATTTACACGGTTGAATAAAAAATTATATCAATTGATAGAAAGTAAGAGAGAGTTTGAAGTTTCTCTAGATGAAATCATAGGTCTCATACTTAATGATAATTATATGAGGAGTGATGATGATTTTATTATATTAGATTTTGGTTGCAAACATATCAGAGACCTTCCATACTCAAACAATGTATGGGACCGTCCGAGTAATAATATTACAACAGAGAGTACTGTAAAACTGGGATATCCTCTAAGTAAAGAGGTAGGTCCGATTCGGGTAAAAGATTATAAGGCAGGTCCAAAAATTACTAAATTGTTATTGGAAGGAGAGACCTAATAAATACGAATATATTTATAGACTATATAATAATAGAAATAAATGGATAAAATAAAGGAAATTATTAAAGTAAAAGAAAGTAGACTGTGTTTTTCTGCTGATTTTACAACACAATCCGAACTATTTGGATGGATAAATCTTATTGGTCCACATATTTGTATATTAAAAACACATATAGATATTTTGGAGGATTATGATCCTTCTGTTAATAAAAAACTTAATAAACTAAAACAAAAATATAATTTTGTTATATTTGAAGACAGAAAATTTTCTGATATCGGTAAAACATTTGATAGACAACTAAATGGATTTTATAAAATATCAGAATTTGCAGATATCATTACAATACATGGAATTTGTGCGGAAGGGATGTTAAATTACATAGAAAATAATAAATGTATTATACCTAAAATACTAATAGTATCACAAATGTCAAGTAGTGGTAATATTATAGATACAAACTATACGGTTAATTGTTATACTATAGCAAAAAAATATAGCAAACATGTCATTGGATTTATAAGCCAGACAAAATTTGTAAATGATGATAAATTTTTATTTTTAACACCAGGCGTTCGATTAATTGAAACAAAAAAAGATGACCAGATTTATAACACACCAGACACTGCATTTAAAAAGGGTTCAGATATAATTATTGTCGGGAGTGGCATTTATTCATTGAAATATCCACTAGAACTTATTAACAAATTTAAGTAATTATGGGGAATCCGGAAGAAAGTCAAGTTCCTTAGGAAGGTGTTTATAAACAAGTGATTCATATCCACATTCTCTATATTTTAGAACATCTTCCCAAAAACTATTAATTTCAGGTAGTAGTTCTTCCTTGAATCTCTTAGTATCTCTTTCAACCAACTTAACACAATAAACATCTAGGTTCCAATAAGTTGTTTTAATATAGACCTCAGTAAGACTACTTTTAATTTTTTCTTCCCATTCATAAATTTCTTCTTTGGATTCAAAATTATAAAGATAAAAGTAAACGTTTTTATCTTTATTAGGGTCATATGTTTCAATAACAACCCCCTTTTCCATTCCATTTTTAGTTGTTTTTAGACTTGTTCCATAATCATCTAGAAATTCTTGTACTAGATCATATTCTTTGATAGAGCATTCCAAATAGTCACAGAAATCCAGACCACACACTTCAAGTTGACCCTGTACTTGTAGTTCATAATGAATTGGGATAAAATCATCAATTATCCTTGATTTAGGGCACTTAATTTCCAGCATTCTACCGATATATTCTTTGTTTTCAGAATTAACATCACAGATTCCATCTGGAGAAGCACCAAAATGTGGGATAGTTGGGTGTGGGATACATCCATATTCAAATATACTTACTTTATTTCTTTGTTCGTAGATATGAATTGCAACATCTTCGTATTTTACTCCATGTTTTACAGCAGCTCCAGCATAAAATGTTTCTTCATAACCACATTTTTTAGCAACGAGTTTTTTGCGTTTAGAATAAGGATTTACGTTCATAGCTGTGCCAAGATCACTTGCTGTTAGTCGTTTATTTCTGTATTCATACCATTCTTTAGTTCTTTGTGCTGGTTGTTCTATAGTTTTAAGTTTTGCTATAATATTACTAAGTTCTGGATTATCAAAATTAAATTTTTGGTCGTTCCTATATTTTAGAAGTTCATCATGAAAATTAATAGAATTATCTGTATTATACTGGTCATAAATGTGTTTAACCATTTCTAGAAATTGTTTGAAATCTTTATTATAGTGTAGGATTGGTGAAAGGAATTCATCGTAGGATTTGATAATACTCTGGAATTCTTGTTGGGACGACATTTTTTTATATCTTTACTTTATTTTATACTCAATTTTATATTTAAATATATTATAATTATAATGTTGTCTAACTCTATAATATTTGTTTCCTTTAATACAATAGCTTTATTAATCTATTTTCTATTGGTATGTAATAAATATGGATGTGTGTATAAAATTAAAAACATTCCTATATTTAATTTACCTTTGGGGGGTATTTTTATGCCTCTAAAAAAACTGGTTACGAATTTCCCAGAAGGTATTAAAATGATATTTTCTTTTAAAAACGCCTGGATATATATGTTTATTGCGTCTATTATGGCTGTAGTAACAATAATGTTATTAAAAAAATATAAAAAAAAAGATACTAATGATCGAACCCAACCCTCTGTTGCACTCTAAAATTGTGATTTACATCAATATTTTGACTATCAAAATTTCTGTTATTTAATAAAGAAATATGGTAGAATGGTTCTGGATTTTTAGTTGCTATAGCATGTTTGTTTCCATAACAACTATTCTGGTCATCATCATTATTACTAACACCATTAATATCCCAGGTATGTTCTATTTTTTTACAAGGGAATTCAGCTTGTGCTGGTTCTCCAGGCAAAGGTATATGTTCTTTTAGTAGAGATGTTTTATCATCAATTAATTCTATATGTTTATTGGGTGTATTGACTTTCCCAAATTCTAGATTTGTTTCTAATAAAGGTTTTACTCTATTAGTATTAGGAACGTTTGATTTTAGTGAAGAATCGCGTCCAGTACAATGTTTTTTATCAGCATCGCAATCAAATCTGTTGATAGGGGTTACAGCATTAATAATATCTATATTTTTAACTGAAATTACATTATCTACAATATCAAGATGGAATCTATATTTGTTTGTATAAAACTTTTTATGATTTAATAAAAATACTTCTATTTTATAACTAAATCCGTTTTCAATACTGTCTCTTTTAAAATTATCAATATTAATAATCTGTAAATTAGTTTTATTTTGTAAATTGCTATGGTCTAGAAGAAGTTGCATTAAACTGTTAATAAATTTGAATAAACTGGTAGATTTATTAATATTCTCTACTAAAAATGGTGAATTACAATCACCTAATAGATTAGAATAAAAAATTTTATTATCAGTAACCTTAAAACTGTAGTATAATTCATTTTTATTTGTAATAGATTTTTCTATTTTATCAACCATTTGTTTAAAACGCTGTTCTAAATCAGTTTCAAATGTGACATTTGTAAAATTCTGTTTAGAATAAAATGTTAAAAATATTAAAACAAGAATGACTGTTAAAATAAATATTTCCATAGCTTACTATATATAAATATATTTATTCGTTAATTTATTAATTTATCAAATTCATTCAAATCAATGTCAACGTCAGATTCCATATTATTCATAGTTTTACTATTATCTAGACTAGA